AACACCAGCACCTTTAGACATAGATGCCTTTAATGCTATGTCAGTGTAACCACTATCCTTAGCATCTTTCTTTAACCATTTCCTTGCCTTCTCATTCTCCTTAGCACGTTTCTCTAAAGCATTTTCCTCTTTAGTAACAGTTGCTTTTTTAAAGGTAGAAGCAAATTTCTTAGCATCTTTCTCATCTTTATATGAGAACTGACCACGTTTACCATCCTCACCCTTAACAAGAACTCTATATCCTTCATTAGTATGAGCAAAGGCTTTCTTCATAGTATCTAATCTAAGATGAGGTGGCAGACTAGACTCTGCTTCCTTCCTCTTCTTCTCTCTCTTCTTCTTAACAGCATCACCCAGTTTACTATGTTCTATCTCTGGTTTCCAATCTTCTTTGTTCAATCTTTTTTTCATCTTCTTCTTAAGGGCTTCCTTTCTTTGTAGGATAGCATCCTTAATAGCTGCTCTCTGTTCCGAACCAGTATCTTCTACCATCTCTAACTCTGGTTCAAACTCTGCCATTACTTTTCTTTTTCTACCACGGTTTATTTGTTTTCGAAATCCACCAATCTGACCTGAGGTAGCATTATCTTTACCAGTCTTTGCATCTATTGTAGACCCTCTAGGATATAATTTCTTCTGCATTGCTTTGTATGCAGTAGTTCTTTCTGGTTCTTCTACTAGATCTGCTTCACCATCTGGTTCATATGACTGAGCCATAGTACTATAGTTAACTGCCTTACCGTCTCTCTCTTTCTTCTTTTGTACAGCAACCCTGTGTCTTTTAGAACCCTTCTTAAAAGCCTTCTCCATCTTATCCTTGATGGATTCCTCTGTTTGTAGTTCTTCTTTAGCCATTAGAGTCTACTTAATTCATTAGAAATTTGTGGATCAATTGATACAATATCTAAAACCCCACTGGGTTCTGGCAATCTATTAAGGTACACTAGGTACGTTTTTAGTATAGACCAATACTCTTGTTCAATCTTAAAGATCAATAAAGGTATGGCTGCCTCACCAAACACATTAAAAAGTACAATCAAATGATTTAGAATCAAATGATTACGCAAAACCCCAGCCTTTACGTACCTACCGAAGAGGCGTTTGAGGTATTTAAACCTCATCATATCCTCTAAAAAATCGTCGTAAGTCACAGACTGGGGGTTATCATAATGTTTCATTGCGAACATCATAAAGTTGTCCGCATTTAACACAGAGAAATTCATAACAAATAATTAAGTTTTAGCTACCAAACGTTAGTGTAGCAGCACCATTAGTGTACTTAGTTTCAGCACCCTTACTTGTGTTCAGTACGCAACGATACTTGTAACCGTTAAGTGTAGTACCAGCAAGTGCACTGTATGCAAGAGTTGCAGTAGTGAAGTCAGCGTATGTGATACCTGCATCAAGTGCACCAGCACCACCCTTAATATCTACCCAACGAGTAGTAGCGGATGCTGTCTGACGTTGCCACTTGTACTGCTTAGTACCAGACTGATCTCTTGTAAATGCAGCAACGAATGTTCCAGCACCAGAAGATGAGGTGGAGTTAGCAGGTTGTGTACCAACTGTGATTGTCTCAAGTACATCAGCGTCAATAGTATCCTGAGCAAAGTCACCTGCTGAACCAGCAGCAACTTTCAAAGGTACCAGGCATTCTGCCTTGTGCTTAGTTAAACCTGAAGATGAAACGAATGAACGATATAACCACCAACCAGGTCCAGAAATACCACGGGTTTTGTTTGATGCGATGCTATCCTCAGTTGTGTCAACAAAGACTAGATCGTATGAGTTAGAGTCACCACCAACAATTACATATTCTGCAACTGCTTTAGGAGGAGTTCTCTTTATAACGGATGCAGCAGCAACTGTTGCTGTGCTTCCTGCATAATTCTTATGCAATTCTATTGCAGTTGTGCTAGTTACTTGCTTAACGATGTAGTTTACACTACTAATATTAAGCACATCACCTACAGCAACTGTATCGCCCGCGTTCTTAGATACTGTAGCGTCACCATTGGTGACCCCTATAGTATTACTAAAGGCTGCAGCGTCTATTTTTCCGTGGACTGCCATTGGTATCTCCAGAGATTTGTTACTTCGTTTTATTATTTATAACCACTATGATTCAAGCAGTGCCTTCTGAAGAGCGACAACAAGTTCGTCATCTACTTTGTTTCCAGTCTTAGCAGCTGCCTTCTTTAGCAGTTTAATTAGAAAATCTTTAATTACAGAGTCAAGATCTTCGGGTATTCTATCAACAGCCTTGTTAATTATGCTGATAGCTATAGGCATTAAAAAGTTAACCATAATTCAATTTCAGATATCTGAATTATGTATAACCTCAGAAGATCTTTTACGAGGTACCCTAAGCGATTCGATATCTGCCTTAACAATGGCACGTATAGATTCCTTCATTAAGTCCTCCTTCTTAGGGTTAAGAATGATTCGTGATTTCTTTTCGCTTAAGTCCATACTACTTACCAAAATTAGGGAAGTGTTTTTTAAATAATGCGGAAGCTTCTTTATGCTTTCCTTTGTTAGTGAGTGACTTGGTTTGCTTCAAGACATCTCTCTTCTTTTGTTGCTCAGGAGTTGGATTGTCCTCCTGTAAATCGAATCCTAATCTATCTCTCCAAGATTGAGCTTCAGGATCCCTTAGATTATTCTGGTCGTGGCGTTTAGTCTCTTGCTCTCCCAGAATTCTCCGAATTCTTTCTGTTCTTGATAGGTCCATAGTGGTTTCCAGTGTGGTTTCTTCACCCATCCTGCTAGCTACATATCCAGACGCTTTGGAGACAGCACGTGCTGTGATACCAACTGTCTTTTTAACGGCACGTTTAACGCCACCACCTTTAGATGATGAGGTACCGCTGGATGTGCTTCCACTGCTAGAGGAAGACGACGAGCTACTTTCCTTCTTCTTGTCCCCACCTGTAACAATAGTTGGTGCCTTGGGACCTTTACTCGGATTAGAATCCGATGATTTTGAAGATGAAGTAGATGATGAGGAGTCTTTTTTCTGACCGCCAGAAGAACGGATTTTATTCAGAAGTTCCTCACCTTTCCTATGTGTCTCTGACTTTTTATCTGAATCAGATGACGAGGAAGACTTTGTAGAGGTTGATGATCTCTCTTGAGCTGCCTTCTTAGATTTCTCTTTAGCAGCAGAGTATTCACCTGCGACTTTGCCAGCAGTCTGTGCTGCTTTCTTACCGACTGCCTTGACCGTCTTCTTAACGGCTGATCCAGCAGACTTGGCAACGTCTTTTGCTTGGGCTTTAACACTAGGCTTAGGTTTAGAAGCAAGTCGCTTCTTCGCTATAGCACCAGCATCTCTACCTGGTTTCTCCTTTTGAGGAGCTTGTACAGCAACGTGTGGACGTGCTGAATGCTTGTTGGGAGCTTCGGTTAACTGCTCTCCTTCTATACTAACATCTTCCTTCTTAGTAAGGACAGCATTATTACCGTGCTTAGCCCGTAGGTTCTTCACGACAGTATCAAATGCTCTCTTAGAGTTAGCTTGAGCTTTTCTTTGCTCTTCAGGTGTCAACCCCCTGGTACCACCAGTAGGTTTTCTGTTAGAAGGTTCGTCTCCATCACCAGGTCCTGGGAGTCCTAACTCTCTCTTCCTGTCTTTGATGCGATCATACTCTTCTTCATCGAGGACTTCAACTTGTTCCTTGGTGTCAACTAGCCCCGTGTTCTTGACACCACCGCTAAAACCCGCAGCTTTCTTCGCATCCCCCTTGGCTTTGATTGAGCTTTGGTTAGCATTCACTGGACCTTCAGTAGTCTTAGGTTCCTTGATCGTATCAATCTTACCTGAGGCTGCAGATGGTTTAGTATCAATAGTGGCTGCTAATGCAGTCTTCTCTCGGAGTATACCAGCAATCTCCTTTGCAGCGATAGTCTCTTTCAGACTAGCATCGATGTACATCTGTTGAGCTTCAGCAGTAGAGTAGTTACGCTCTGCGTATTCCACTACATATGTTGCTCTAGTTACATCTGCTGGATTGTATTTTAGCAGTCTTCCTGCAAGCTTGAGATCCATTGGATTAAGTTTTCCGATAGTACTATTTAGTTTTTCTGAAATCGCTGAACTTTTTACTGACAGCTGGCATAGTAGTGAACCTGCCAGTGGCTTGACCAGGAGTCATATCCTGTAGTGCCTTCCTATATGTATCAGTTCCGACCTTCCAAGTGTTTCCACTATGATCATCAGCAGAATGGTGTTGCTCATCAGGATCAACTTCATTCTGTGTCACTTCATTGAGAGAGGTTAACCATACACGGAATCTCCAACCGTGGCAATCTTCAAAGATTACATAGTTGGTTCCACGGTACACTACCTCACCTTGTACCCCAGTGTCATTGTGTTCTACTAGAGAACCCATCTGGAATACTTCTTCATTAACGTATGCTTCACGTAGACCTTGCTGATCAAATTTAGGTGCGATCTTCCAGAGTTCAGTCACCTTCTCAGTCTTCTTAGGTTCACCAGATGGTGTCTTCTCTTCAGAAGTTACACCCATACCTCTACGTACAGCATTCATTAAGTTAGATGCCAAAGACTCATCCCCATTAGGGATACCCTTAGCAAAACCTTTTAGGTCATTCTCTGCAGCGAATGCTCTCATCTTAGATGCTGACATACCTTCAGCACCTTCAGCATCAGGGTCTCTAGCACCTGCAGACTTGACCTCTAATCCGTCTTCGAAATTATATGCTACACCGTTATACTTTTCTAGTAATGAACTGAACTCAGACACCCTATCATCACCAACGATCATCTTAATAGAACTGTAACCTTCTTCATTCAATGCGTTCAATACATCAAAGATGTTCCCCATCTTATCATCATTCTGAATTGCTTCAGCGTGATTAGGAAACATCTTCTTCATAAAATTAATCTTCTCAACTGGTTGAAGAGGATTCTGTTTTGGATCCACCTTACGTGATGGATAAATTCTATACTCTCCTGTTGATTCAGAAGCCACCTTATCAAATACTTTCTGGTGACCAATGGTAGGAGGATTGAAACGACCAAATGTCATTGCGACTTCACCCTTATCTTCTACACTACCATTAGCTTCATCTTCTTCAAATCCAGTAGCAGCATCTTGTTGTACAACCTCTGCCTCCTGTGGATCAACAGGTACCAGTCTTTGACCGCCCTCTGATTTAGCAACTATAGTACCAGATCTGTCTGCATAATAGCCGTGACCAACGTGTTGTAGACCTCTCTTAACAGCGGTCTCTCCAGCAGCAGTCCTAGCTTCGCTAATGAAGTTAGTAAATTTCATCTAATCTACGACGTTTCCTCTATCTATTTATTCATCCCCAGTTCTTTGCTACCGTGAAATTCGACTTAGAGAATTCCATTCTATCTACTAACTTCAAAGAAGTACCAGATTTTATAGCAACAAATCCTTCTGGAGCAGTGACTTTATATCCATCATCTGTACGAATAAAGGTACCAATGTCCTGTACTTTAGACAGTTTCTTGACTACCATATTCTTAGCAGAAATGATATTTAAATAAGAAGCCACAGTCATATATATGGCTCTATTATATGTCTTAATAAATTTCAATCCATCTGCCTGTACCTTCTGCCACTTACCTTTAGCACTAGCAGTCTTAACTGAATTGATCTGTTTATTAAGTGCTTGCTGATAATAGTTTGCAAAGTTAGCAGTCACAGCCTTGGTATTGGTAAGGTTGGTACCTGCACGGATGTAAGAGTTAAAGAACTGTTTAAACATCGCAGCCAACAGGAACTTACCTTGACCAGTATCCTTTAATATATCAAGAAAAGCAGATGCTTGTTTAAGAGATCCACTAGCACGATTAACTGCTGCAGTATACGCTGTCTTCTCTGCGGTAGTAAACTGTGAAGCACCAGTAGCATCAGTAAAGTTTGAAGAAAATACTTGTACAGTTGCACTACTAGCAGGTGTCTTTACTCCAAACGTTGCACTAAGATCACTCATTGATGATCCAGTATACTTGGTATGAAATACTATACCCAATGAACTTGCCTTTACCTTTGCTCCTAATGCACTATTAGAAGGTATAGCATACGTGATTGTATTGGGTTGGAAGGTTACACAAGACTCACCATTAACTTGTCCTACTGTCTTATCATTAGTGTACAATAGATCTCCTTGTAATATTCCTGTAAGATTAAGAGAGGGAAGATACTTTAAACAAGCTTTTAATTTATCATTTAATTGTCCAGCTTGGTAGAAGAAATCAACTTGTGCATCTGTATAACATATTTTTGGATTGTTTATATTAAATACTGACTTAGTTCCTACAAAGAAATCTCCAGTAACAGGATCCTTACCACATACTACAGCAGGTGCACCGTCCCACTTAGTAGTTACCTGTACGGTACTACTAGATGGTGCTGTCAGCATCTTACCTAATGAGTTTAGAAAGTTGATAGCATTCTTACCTCCTGCTGAACCAGCATTCAGTATCTCATCTTCAAGGTGTTCGAGGTGGGTATTCTTAGACATTTAATGAAAGATAATTCTTGAGTCGTGGTCCTTTTTCTACTAGGTTACGGAAGTATCCGTTACCTTTGTTTGCTGCTGCTTCAAACTTCAGACGTAAGTTGATTAAAGATCTCTTACTATCATCACCAGTAGCATTTTTATCAAGTATCTGGATGATGGGTTTGTCTGGCATTTGGTATGACTTGAAAGGGGCAGTAGCAGACTTGGACATCTTCACTTCTAATACTAACTGACCACCCTCTAGTAACTGACCTAGCCTAGTGAAATCGTAAACAATTGAAACATCCCCTGACAGTTCTACGATCTTAACATTCTTTTCACCCTTGGTAGCAAAATAATTTATGCCTCGATCCAGTCTATCAAAGAAGTCAGGTTTCTTTATGTCCTTCTTTATCTCAGCAAAAGCCCAGTCATATGCTACCTGTACAGCATAGACACAACGTTGTTGTTCTATCTCACCTTTCTTTAATGCTTTAGCCCACTTAGTAACTACTGTCTGATCATCTTCTGGATCCCTTTGCATCAGTTGCATCCAGAAAAATGACTGTCTATCCAGATCCCATCCACCAGTCTGTCCAAACTGTCCAACAGATCTCTTCAATGATATCTGTGTGATATCCATACTATCTCCACGTACACCACTGATAGGGAAATCTATATCATCATTAATCTGTAACTTTATATCAACCTTAGTTCCTTTCTGATTACTATTACCATCAGCTATAATTTCAATCTTATCATACATACGATTCATATAACACTCTGTGGCTAGTGTACTGATCTCATTACCATTACAATAGTGACAGCAACTCTTATATAAATCTTCTCTAATCTTTACCTCCTTTGAATCCTTAGAGGTAAAGAAATCTAGATCTGCTTTTGCTAATTTAATTGTAAGTAATATATCATCGTCAGGTATAGCAGCTTTCTTATAATTGGCTGGTACGTGGTTTGGTGATTTAAAATCTAACTGTATACCACTCTGCTTCTTAACAGTGATACATCTCTGTACCATTGAAGCTAATATGCTAGGAGTAATATCCTTATCCTTATTCTCAAACCTAGCTGCTAGTGCTGCAGCTAATACACCTTCAGCTACATTACCCAAATTATATTTTGCTCTACTCTGCCCTTTAATATTGTCCTTAGACAAATGTCCAAGATTGATATCGATTGTTTTACCAGAACCATATTTACCAGTATAAGCAGGTAGAATAACACTTCGACTGTGCTTACCAGTACCTGCAAAAGCAGCTGCAAGATCATCAGGTTTCTTTACCTTTTTCCATCTAGGATCATCAGCATTAATCTTGACAGAATTTTTAGCCCATCCCAAAGACTCCTCAGTCTTCATTTCTTTATGTCCTTGAACCAAAGAGTTAAAGTTAGCCCAGTAGTCTACATACTTATTCAGTTCACCTATGGTGATTTTTGCCATTAGTTCCGCAGGTCTCCACGTACTATTTAGAATGTATATGGGATAGGGTAACGTTGAAAGCTATGCTGTACCTGTCTTGAGGTACTGGTGACTGATCAATCCAGTGCATAACCCAACTAGGAAATGCAATCAAGAGTCCCGTGACAGGTTTTACAATCATCCTGTGACTGTTCCAGTTATTAACTTCTTGTATCAAGTCTCTAGGTACAGTGTACTCTATGGCACTATGTGGATTGGCAAGGATAAGTGGTGCAGTGTCCTCATCTGCCTCTGGATAGAACACAAAACTAATCCAATGATTAGCGTGGATGTGTGGTTCTGTATTGTGAGCATTCTGTGGTCCAAAACTATTCCTATTGATCCAGAAGTCACTAATCTGTGGGTTTGCTTTCTCAGATAAACCGTACAGTTCAGAAAAATGTGGGATCTTACTATTAATATAGTCAGTTAGTTCTGGAATATCTTCTTCTAGTGGACCACTTTGCCACCCATTTGTATGATAGGAAGGTCTACTCTCCTCAAGATCAATACAGTATTCTAAAATCTTGTCACAATCTAAAGGAAGAACCTCTTGTGCTAGAAAACTAGCAAAGATAGGTTGCAAGTTCATTAGAATGTACCTGGCTTCTTATATAAATTCATAGCAAACACTCTCCTATTAGCAGGAGTAGGTGGTACACTATGTTTTAATTTACCATCAAATATAATCAACTGTCTCTCTGCTGGATAGTATTGAGCGAGATCAAATATAACAGGTGAGCATCCCTCATCCAACTTTAAAAATCCTACAGCAGAAAAGTCTGCTGGAAAATGACAATGAGGTAGAGTATAATCTCCGTGAGAATAATCAGCACCCCATACATCTCTTGTATAATATTCTATATCATTGGTACCATCATTGAGTCCACCAAAGACTCTACCACCTGTACCATATACTAAATTAGATATCATCTTACAGCACAACTGAGCGAACTCTACAGTCTTAGGCATCTGTAGATTCCACTCGGTCTGTCTTGCTTTTACATTTGTTATCTCAGGTCCCTTGACATCTAGTGCCATCCATTGATCGATGGCTTCATTAGATTCTTTTATACACTCGTCAGGAAGAATGAATTCATAGATGGGTTCACCACCAGCTTGCAAATAGGTTGTCATTTTTTAATCCACCTTGGTAGATAAAATATTAACCAAGCAAGAGTCCAGAAGGTTAGTAGTACCATTATGTGTAGTATCCTACTGGAGTTTACTATCAACCCTAAGGTCACAAGTCCCATCCAAAGATAGTCTAGGGTACCGTGAAATCTATACCATATATTCGCACCAAATCTATCAATGAATCCTTGCCTACGTCTTGCGAACCACGGTGATACGTGCCTCATCATAACGAAGCCTTCATTGAAAAACATAACGAAAAATCCAATCCAAAAAATCATCGTCCTGGTATGTACCTCTGTGCTTTGGTGGCTGCTTGTTGGACTAGTGGCATCACATCGTCCTCGACTCTTTCTATTATTTCATCAACAACACTGACATCTATGTCCATAAATGGTGGAATGATACCAAGGATACGAAGAAGACCATCAACAAATAATGCCAGACATATAAATCCAAGAATCATACTAATAATAGTAGCCTTAAAATTATGGTCTGCCATTGAAGCTTCATCGATTGCTCTAGCTTCTTCAACGGCAGCAGCGATTAATTTATCCACCTCCTCTTTTGTATAGGAGATGTTTTTTATCATCTCTTCGGTCATTGGTCTAGTTACCGATCACCTTCAGCTCGGTTCTCGGATTTAGTAACGGTAAATTCACCTTCTGGATACCTTGCTGCTAACTTAACAGTGTTGCGGAAGAATACTTCCTCTAACCTTAAGTTTAAAGCGAGACAAGCTTGGGCACTGTACCATAATATATCACCCAGTTCTGTCATTAAATGGTCTCTGATATCTGCATTATATTCTTTGCCTTGGAACTTAACTTTCTTTACCAGTTCCATAAACTCACCTGCTTCAGCAACTAACCCTGAGGCAGCAGTATCTAGTCTTTCAATTTTACATCCTGCTTTATGTAGCTCCTCATACCTCTTCATAAGTGATTCGTAATCCTTTGAAGGATCACTTGTTACGAGGTCAACAAAATCGATATACTTATCGAGATCGATTTCTAGCTTCTCTTTATGGGTTGCTTTATCAACAACTTTCTTAGCAGAGGGGGTACCAAAGCCAGGAAAATCATTGGGCATTCCTTCTACATCGATAGTCATACTTTAAAATCGTTAAATTTACTTTTAGAACCAAAGACATTGACTATGTTATCATCGGACTCATCATCCTTCTGACCAGAATCAATAATCTTGGCTTGATCCTTACAATCATACAACCTCATCTTGTTTCTGTCAATGCCAACTACAAATCTCTTATTAGTTGTAGGGTCATTATATCTATTCTTCAACTGCTTAACCATTAACTTTCCTTCTCCTTCCAATTCCTCGCTAGAAATGAGAGCGAACATAAGGTCAGCAGTAGCAGGAAGTCCGAAAGATTCAGATGTGTCGGTAAGGTCAGGATCGCTAGAAGCGAACCCAGAACGAGTAGTTTGAGTAGCACTGACAATCGGTACGTTACACTCTCCAGCAAGACCACGAAGCTCTTCAGCAATCGCTTTAACATATGTGTAACTGTTGACAACTGCACCTTTAAACCTCGTACTAGAACAAATGTTTAGATAATCTATGAATATTATATCAGGTGTGAATGATTTCTTAATCGATAACTCCTGTAGTAATGCTTTAAAATGTCCACAGTGTGCTGAAGCAGTAGGGTACTCTTTGACAATCAAACGACCCTGTGTCTTCTTAGCTATCCGTGTGATCTTCTGATCAAACATAATCTTAGGAAGAGTCTCTAACTGTTGTACATTAACGTTGAGAAGGTTGGCATCAATACGTTCTGCTATCTTTTCTTCTGCCATCTCAAGGGTAATATACAATACATTCTTACCTTGCATCAAATGAGACGCAGCAGTATGACATAGGAACAGTGACTTACCCACACCTGTACCAGCTAGGCATATGTTCAATGTCTTATTACCTAGACCACCCTTAGTGATCTTATTAAACATCTCAAGATCAAATGGAATCTTCTCCTCTACACGATGATAGAATTCAAATCTAGCATCAGAATCATATAGGTAATCGTGACCTACTGAGTTATCAAAACTAACAGACAATGCATCTGTAAGGATAGATGGTATAGCATCACGTCCCATTGTCTCAGAGTTACCATCAGCAATCTGAATAGATTCTAACAATGCATTGTACACTGCACGATCTCTACACCACTTCTCTGTAGTATCACATAACCATTTTAATTCGTGTGGTTCATCCTGACTATGACCTAACCAATCTACTATAGTAGTATATGTGTCACCAGTTAAATCACTACGTGTTTCTAACTCAATACTCAATGCTTCCTTAGTAGGAATAGCATCATACTTACTGAAGTACTTATTAACCTCATCAAATACAATCTTGTTATTAAGTTCTTCAAAATACTCATCTTTTAAATGAGGTAAGACTCTACGAACGTACCCTTCATTAAACAGAAGGGAATTCACAATCATAGATTCAACATTACTAGACATAGTGTGTGTACGTAGTGGCTATGTACTTGGTGTGAGACACCGCAGGGTTAGCCTTATGAGGGTAAGTCCACAATGGTGGGAAGATTAATAGTGTACCAGCTTTAGGTTTAATCTGCAATCCATTACGAAATTCTGTTTCACCACCCTCTTCTACGTCATTAAGATACCATTGAATAGCTAAGAATCTCTTAGCACTTTGATGATCTCCCACATCAACGTGCATATCAAATCTATCATCGGTACCCTTACAATACTTTTTAACTCTGAGTTGTTCCATCTGGGAACGAGCAGGGAAGAAGTCACGACAATCTGTGTCATCCATATACTGTTGTACGTGGTGATGACAAGACTCTATAAGACACTGCTGTATAATACTATAGTCAGCGTGTACCGTAGAATGACCTTCGTCACTATTCTCATCTAAGAACTGTGTTAAGTTCCATTGTTTAAATTTGGGACGACCATCATCATCTACCTCTTCGTGTATCTGATCTTCAAATAAACGTATAGTATTCTTACACACGTCTTCCCTTAGGGCATCTTCATATACCCTAATGAAATGCTGATCAACTTCCATAGGAGAACTCCTTTGCTGCACACTCATCTAATGCTTGAAGAACCTCGTTAGTGAAATACTTTTCAGGATGCTCATAAACATTTTTCGGATAAACTTTTGCCTCTCCAATCTCATATCGGTTTCCAACTTTTTTAAATACTTCGTATTTTTCTCCAAGTGAGAGTAGTCCGTAATAGGGGTCCAGTCCTCGTTCATCGTAGAACAATCTCGTCTCTACTTCCGCGTGCTCTTTAGTAAGTCTTGACTTTGCTGTCTTAGCTTTAATAAGGTTTCCAACAACTTCTTTCTCACTCTTTTCCTTTTTGCGGCTGAGATATATGATCGTAGACGCGGCATATTTGAGACCACTGCCGCCTCCCATTTCTTTAGTAGGGATGTAACTGCCGACAACATCGTAGGTATGATTCGTAACTATAAGGGGAACATTTGCTTTACCCAATTTAAGGGTTAAGACTCTGAAGATGGACTTCACAACTTGAGCTCGTGTCATATCACGTGTCTCTTTACCTGCTTCCGAGTCTTCTACTTCCTTGGTAGTACTTAACATACCAAGAGAGTCAAGAACAAACATCAATGGTTGTCGATCTGTTTCATCCTGCTGCAAGTATTTATCCAATATCTTTATTGATTGCGTCCTGAACTCTTGTACGGTGGTTATAGGTACTATCATCATACGCTTAGAGTCTATACCACGTGACTCAATCATCTTCTTACTTATAGCACTCTCAGACTCAAAGTAAATAACGCCAGCATCAGGATTAGATTCGAGAAAGTGATGTACGACACTAAGACAGAAAAAAGTTTTACCTGTGCTTGACTCACCTGCAATAGCTGTGATCTTATTAGCAGGGATTCCCCCGAAGATGCTTCCTGAGACAAGTCCGTTAAAGATGTACGAACCTGTATCGATAAACGCACTAGTGTCACCAGCAGCGACACCATCACTAACAACAGAAGCGTACTCATTACCAATGTCCGATACTACGGTTTCTAAAAAATTACTCATACAAAAAAGTCCTCAAGGGATGCTATTTTCTCTGCCTTCCAGTTAATCGTATCAAGGATAACCTGCAAGGGATCAAGGAAACTCTTCTTGAATTGTAGATCGTAATCTATGGATTTGTCAAGTCCAAATTCTGATGGAAGAGTCTGGAAGAATGATACTACATTCTCCTGAATCATATTGGGTGTACGTAAGTAAAGGAACTTAACCTTCTCACCCTCTTGAATTAAAGGATACTTATGTGTTATCTTATTCTTCTTAGCGTGGAAATTATATAGGAGAGCACCACGTACGTGAATAGGAGTACCTTTAGTATAGATTGCATTTGAAGAAGTAAACTTAGCAAGGTTGTTACATCCTCTAGGGAATGCTATGTCCTCAGGAGGAAGGGATTCAAATTTACTTCTGAACCCAGAGATATATTTTTGTACATCATCCTCGGTACCGTTCATAATAACATTCAATGCTTCCTTAATAGCTACACGACAGGAAGCAGGGGTGGAGGACTTGACTGCCTCGATACCCATCATCTTTAACTTAGGTTCATTGTACTGTACACCCTCACTGTTCCATACATTAAGGATGTATCTCTTCTTCGCTGTCCAGATACCTTTGTTTGCTATATTCTCACGCTTCATAATCATCTTCTGATCATAAGCATTTACATAGGTTGCCAGTTCTTCATAAGAATGCGTGATATACTTTTCAAGTTCCACGTCACACACCTTCGTAAGGAACCTAACAATGCTTTGATCGCTTTTCTCTCTGCCCTCGAATACAGTTTCAACCAAAGGACCCAAATTAAGATAAATGGAATCGGTATCAGAAGCAATAACATAATCAATGTCCTCAGTTTTAAGTACCTTATTCAGGTAGGTGTTCATTTTACCCTCAATCCAGCGTATCGATACCTGCCCACTAAGAGTAATTGCCTCAGCGTTAGATAAGTTATAGTATCTAAAGTACTGATTTCCAATGGCACCATAAGCCGAGTTGAGTTGTATCTTTCTAGCCATTTGGATGTTATTGAATGCACTAATATCTCTTTGTAACGAGGCGTTTGGCTCCACTTCATACATCCTTTTGGCAGCGAGCATTTTTTTCTTATATATCGTACGGTCATCATAAATCCTCTGCATCATCTCAGGAAGAAACCCGTGGATGTCTTTGCGATATTGTGCTCCATTGGCACACACGGCATAATCTCCACTGATCCTGACTTGTTTACTAAGCAGTCCTTCAACTGAGGCATCGGGATGCCTTCTTTCCGCAAGGGTTTCTGGAGAAATATTGTACTGCATAATAAGATGAGGGTAGAGACTGTTGAGGTCAAAGCTAGCAACCCAATTATATAAACCAGGCTTTGGCTCCTTGACATATGCTCCAGCATACTTGTCATCCTTCTTACTCTCTTGCTTCGGCGGGACACAGATTTTACGCTCCTTAAGATAATTGTATATGAGAGTGTCCCACATTCTTACCTGTGAATACACATCTTCAAAGTTTACCTTAGCATCGAACGCCATAGTAACAGCAAGTTCCAGAAGTTTCATCTTCTGTTCTAGTCTGTCAACCAGTTCAACGTCTTTGATGTTGTAGTCCACAAACTTCTGCCAATCTTTTGTATAGAACTCCTTGAAGTTCTCATACTCTGAGTGGTCTAACTTCTTCTGACCTAGTTCCACAAATGCTATGTGGTCTAAGCGATAAGACTCTTGGTTTGTGTAGGTAAACTTCTGATAGAGGTCTAGGTAATCCAGTATGGACACACCTAGTATATCATAAGCAAGGTTCTTACGCCCTCTTATGTAAACCTCTCTCATATTAACCTTGTTCCAAGGAGACAAGGACTTCATCCACTTATCACCAAGGATACGATCTATTCTCCTACAGATATAAGGTATATCATATAGGTTACAGTTCCATCCAGTAATAATATCAGGGGTATTCTGTACCCAGAACTGTATGAAATCAGTTAACATATCCTGCTCATCAGAGAAGGCACGGTACTCGTGCTCACCTTGATACTCTCTGGTACCCCAAGTAATAAACTTACCTGTAGCAAAATCTTTTATTGTGATACAAAGGATCTGTTCCTGACAAGCTTCAGTATCAGGGAAACCATTCTCACATTGTACCTCAATGTCAATGGTATAGATTCTCATATCCTTCAGGTCAAACCTGATCTCTCCAGGATACTTCTCACTTATCCATTGATAAACAAATCTCTCGTAACCATATACTGCAAATCCTTCTACATCTTTATACTTTTGTATGAACTCACGAGCACGTCTGGCACCATCCTGTCTCACAGGTGCCATAGTCTCACCCTCTAACGTCTTCCAAGTACCTTTAGGTGAAGGTACAAAGAGAGTTGGCTTAATAATATCTTTGAATGAAATAGGCGACCCATCTTCATACCCACGGCAGAGAATAGAATCGCCCAATAGAGTGACGTTGGTGTAATAGGTCACAGAGATTTCTTGTAGTTCGTAGTAGTCTCGTCTGAGGGGTCCACTATAGTAAGAATCACGTCACTTGTCAAGAAGATGTCACGTTGATCAGTGTACAATGGGTAGGCAGAGAACTCACCATCAGTTATCTTATAACAATTTTGTATAAGATACATAGGTTCCTCATCAAGTTCAATCAGTTCCCCCATTAGGTGACTGTGATCCTTCAGGACTACTATTTTCAACGGATTCATTGTGATGTACCTCGGTTAATTTTTCATATTTTACTAGAACCTCTGGATGAGGATCATAGATTGTTGATACTTGATGTAGTTGCATCAGACAACTATTATTTACTGATAAAGGTATCCAAGGAAAGAGTTCCAAGTTAAGATCATTAATCTTTTGAGGAGTATCTGTTGTGTCACCCTCTTCAAATAACATCTCAGCAGTTGCACTAAGAGTTACTGTATAAGGATTGGTTAAGACATATCCTATAGGACTATACGTATCCTGTCCAGGATATGCTTCCTTTACATCAGCAATAACGTCTTCACCTGCGGCGGTTCTTACGATTTTTACGGTCATAGTTCTTTTCCATTAATTGATTGAACACACCCTTAACAAGATCGTTGAAGGCTTTCCTTGATGAAATATTCTTTTCATCTGATAGTACTCTAGCATAGTATAAAACTTCCTCCATATCAGATGTAGGAATGTCAAGACAGATGTTCTCATAATCATCTGTTCCTCTTGGAGTGCAGTTTACATAATAATTCATTTAAAAATCTCCAATAAAAAGAGAACCCCTAAGGGTTCTCTCTTCTGTTGTACCTTATATATACAACTTATTGCACGGTTCAGAATGTGAACTTAGCACCAAGCTTAGCACCCCAGTCGATCTCGTCGTCGCCATTGGAAGCTTCGTCAGTGATTCCACTGAGTTCACCGTAGACTCCAAGAGAATCAGTAGCAGCGATTTGTACTCCAACTTTACCAGAGAACTCAGTATTAGTTCCGTCAGTTCCGTCAACTGCTTCGAAAGCAGGACCGATTTGTGCATAGAAGTCAGCACTCTCAGTTAGAGAACCTTCGTAACCGATATGAAGATCTGTAGTTGCAGAGCTGTAATCGCCATCAGGATATGACAAGTTGCTTTCTACATTCACGTAAGGACCAGCAAAAGCGGCACTAGCGAGTAGTAGAGGTGATGCAGCTATTGCTGCGATTGTTGATTTAAACATTTTTTTAAAGAAGTGTCTCGCAAGAATAAAAAATCCTGCGGATGATACCACCCTCCGACAAGGGTGATTTTAAACATCGACGCAGGGTTACGATAGTTTCGAGTCCTGTGCTTTATGTTAAGTTATTTATACTATCAGATGAGTTGAAACTTGTCAAGCCCTATTCCAATAGTAATGAAGAACGCTAGTTCAGCCAGTGGCTGTGCACTAGAAGGGATCTGGAGTAGTGTACCAGCTAGTATGGAAGTCATAAAGCTAGAAACAGGTTCGGAAGACCGTAATATACTGAACCCAACAGTAGGGTAAGAAAAATAATTTGATACATTATGCTGAGGGTACAGTAAGAGGGATCATCTTCCCACCACCACCTTGATCATCATCATCGTCTCTTGGTTCTGTTATCTCTAACAAAAATTCAATGATGAGAAAGGCGAGGACAGGTACAAATGGAAACAATAGTGCCATTTGAAATTCGGACATTAAAAAATTCCTGGAAGAATCTGCCCTGTTGTTGCGACCGCACCTATACCAGCGATGATACCTATCATTGCTAGCCTTCCATTAAGGAGTTCTGCCTCCTTCCAATCCTTCTCTTCAATAACTTGTACCTGTGGTTCTTTGCCAAACATATTCTGTTTGCCGTTTTCTTCTGTAGTAACCATTTTTGTTCTGTTAAGAAAGGTAACATAATTATATATAAAAGATTAATATTTTGTCAAGTATAATTACTCACTCCAAAGCATTAAAAAAGGGTCGGATTACCGACCCTTAGAGTACTCTCTTTTCCTTTGTGTTAGTGGTGGGAGGTTGGATTAATGTATACCAACAAGTAAGGGGCATTGCTACATTAGTAGATTTTTACCTCACTGTCTGAGACCCGACTGGTAAGTCGATTCA